ACAACCGGCATAACCGCCGGCACCTACATCTCGACCACGGTCGATGCGTACGGCCGCATCACCGCCGGCACCAACCCCACAACCCTGTCTGGCTACGGCATCGTCGATGCCCAGCCTCTCGACGCCACGCTGACCGCCCTGGCCGGCGTCACCACGAGCGCGAACCAGCTCATCTACGCCACTGGCTCCGACGCCTTCACCACCACGAGCCTGACCGCCTTCGGCCGCAGCATCCTCGACGACGCCGACGCCACCGCAGGGCGCACCACCCTGGGCCTCGGCACCATCGCCACACAAAACGCCAACAACGTGGCCATCACCGGTGGGACGATCGACAACATCGACCTCGACGGCGGCGTCTTCTAAAGCGCTCCGCCGTCTGTCCAGCCTCCCTAGGCACCCGAGGACGGCCACATGGCAAACACGATCAAGCTCAAGCGCTCCGCTGTGCAAAACAAAGTCCCCACCACCGGGGACCTCCAGCTCGGCGAGCTCGCCATCAACACCTACGACGGCCGGCTCTACGTCAAAAAAGACACCGGCGTCGCCTCCGTCGTCCAGATCGGCTACGACCTAATCGACGACGGCACCTACTGAGCCCCAAACCCCGGCGGACCCGGGTCCCGCCCAGTCGTGAGCACCTTCACCGCCCTCGCATAGAACGGGCTATCGGTCTTCCCTGCCTTCTCCAGGGCCTCCTTGACCTTCGCCCAGTTCTCCCGAGTGCGGTCGTCCATCAGTAGATCCACTCCGCCGCGGGCCTAACCCCGGCCCCGGGCACAAAGCCCCCACCCCCGCGGGTGTCCAAATGGATGAACCCCCGAGGACGGCCGTCGCCCAGCCCTCCGGTCCAGCGCACCCGGATCCACTGGTAGAAGCTCTCCAGGCTCCGGTCGACCGGATAGATGTCGAACGCCTCCCCCGTGGTGTGCTTCGAGCCCGGCACCCCGCCCACTTGGGAATTGATCGGCTCCGGCCTGTAGAAGCTCGTCACCCCGAGGGGCCGCCCCCACGCCAAGCGCACCTTTTCAAACTCCGCAGCAGTCCGCAGCAACTTGCTGCGCACAGAAGCGCTCTGCCCCGGAACGCGGCGCCGATCCCACTGCAGCACCTCCCCCACCGTCAGGTGCGGGGTCACCAAGCAATCAAAGTCCCCCCAATCCACCGAGGACGGCATGGCTTCGCCGCCCCGCTGCGCCTTGGACCAGTGCGACTCAAACAGGTACCAAGTACCCGCGCCCCCGGCCAACTCAACCTTGGCGTGCCCGTCGGCCGGCACCTCCGTGTATGCAGCAACTGCATAGTCCTTGCCCTTGACCACCGCCACCTTCTCCTTGTCCCCGAGCTCACTTGCCTGAACGGGCTTTTTCTTGAGCCAGGTGTCCTGCCGCGCCTCGATCTCGAACAGGATCGGCTTGGGCGCCGCCTTCACCACCTCCGGCTCCGCACCCGAGTTCGGGGCCTTCTCGTCCATCAGCCGGATCAGCTTCTCCGCGTAGGCCGGGTCCGTGGCGTAGCCCTGCTTCACGAGCTCCTTAGCCGCCGCCTCCCGCGTCGCCGCCCTGTTGACGCCCTCGTAGCCCTCCCAGTCCTTGTACCAGCGCGTCACGAGGTACTGGACACAGGCCCCGAGGTCGGGGAAGTCCATGAACTCGGCGTCGACATGCACCCGAGCTCCGTTGATGAACTCAGTCGTCGGCTTGACCGTGCCCTTGCCCTTGATGCCGAAGTAGTTGTTCCGCCCGCTGGTGTGCTCAAACCAGCCGCTCTCCAGCGCCGCCTGCGCAGCCACAAGCTCGGGGAACTTCGCCCCCGCTGCCTTGGCCGCCGCCAGGACCCCATCCCAGCTCGCGGGGTAGGCGGTCTTCTTGCTGCTGGCCATGCGCAACGTGCGTATGAACCAGGCTATCGGTCCACTATCGGTCCACTCTGTGATGCCAGATCATCAAGGTCTCAGCCACCGCAACGCTTTCTGGAGACCCCTTAACTCTTTGGGGTAGTGGGGGTCGTGGGTTCAAATCCCGCCGCTCCGATTCAGTAAAACCGGCACTTTCCAGTCGCCACGCCGCTTCTCCCCCGAGAGCGGCTTTTTTATTTGGTCGCTCCAGGGCCCAAATAGACCTAGCCTGACGGCGAAAACGGTCCACCTTTCGGTCCACCCGGTGCCCCTCGAAGCCGCCCTCGGGGAACTCAACGCCCGCCTCAAAGCCGGCGGCCACCGCTGCACCATCGAGCAGCGCAAAGCCTCGCTTGTGCTCCGGGCCACCCTGGTGGACCGCTCCGATCCGGCCCTCAAGCGCCGCCAACGGATCAGCCTCGGCCTGCCCGCCGTCCTCGCCGCCCTCGGTGAAGCGGAGGACAAGGCCCACCTCCTCTCCCGGCAACTGCGCACCGGCACCTTCTGCTGGGAAGCCTGGGACACCCCCGAAGGCCCCGCCGCCATCACCGTCGCGGAGTTCCGCACGGCCGCCCAGCGACTCCACGCCAGCAAGTACCGCAAGGAACCCGAGCGCGGTGCCAGCGCCTGGTCCAAGAAATGGGCCCCCGCCCTGCGCAAGCTCCCGCCCTCGGGCGCCATCACCGAAGTCTCCCTGCTCCGGGTCATCCGCTCCATGCCCGCCGGCAGCGCCTCCCGCCGCGACCAGGGCAACCTCCTGACCCAAGTGGCCAAGTCCCTGGGCCTAGAGACCAGCGCCCTCCTCGAAGCCTGCCGCGGCTACGGCGTCGACAAGCTCACCGAGCGCGACATCCCCACCGACGAGGCCATCGAGGCCGCGTTCAAGCAAATCCGCCAGCCGCACTGGCGCTGGACCTTCGGGATGTGCGCTGCCTATGGCCTTCGTCCCCACGAGTGCGCTGAGCTCACCTGGCTCGAGGACGACTGGATCGAGGTCCACGACAAGACCAAAACAGGCGCCCGTCGTGTCACCCCGTGCCCGAGCGCCTGGATCAAGCTCTTCGAGCTACGGGACCTCCCGCGCCCCACGCAAAGCGCCCGCACCCTGACCAAGGTCTTCAACGACGCCCTGGACCGGGCCCAGGTGAGCATCAAGCCCTACAACCTCCGCCACGCCTACGCCCTGCGCCTGCTGTCCAAAGGCGTCTCCGCCGACCTCGGTGCCCGCCTGATGGGCCACAGCCTCCAGGTCCACCAGTCCACCTACCAGCGCTGGATCGAGGGCGACCGCATCCAGAAGGCCATGCAGGGCATTTCGCTTTAGGTTGGGCTAGCATCTATCCAGATCCGGTTAGACCTTCGTGGACGAGATCCTCAACCGCCTCGATGCCCTTGAGCGGACCCTCGTGGCCCTAATCGAAAGCAAGCAGACCCCAGCCAGCAACGACTGGGTCGACTCCAAAGAGTTCTGCCGCCTGGTTGGGCTGCGCGACACCAAAGCCCTGGTGTACCAGATGTCCAAGGGCATCATCCACGGCCCCGCCATCAAGAACATCGGCACCGCCAAGCGCCCGCGTTACCGCTTCCATCGCGTCAAAGCCGTCAACCAGTTCCTGAATAGGACAGTCAGCGCCTAACGCTTTTCCAGTACCGATCCTCTGCCTTGGCCTCCCAGGCCCGGTGTTGAGCGAGCCGCGCCGAAGCCCGAGCCCGTTTCTTGCTCAGGTTCCAGTCACTGAAGAACTCCGCATCAGCAACAAGTCGCTGCAACAGCCCATTTGGCAGCTTGCGGACCACCTTCTCCAAGCGACGCAACAACACGGCTCTGACTTCGAGCTCGGTCAACCGCCCACCGAGAACAACAGCTCGACGTACCGCCGTCCATCAATCTCCATCCCACGCCCGTCTCCGACCACGAGCCCATCGAAGTGGTCCTCGAGCCTGGTGGTCAGCACATCCATCACCGCCATAGCTTCGACGACCGCGTCAACGCTCGGCGCCGCATCGATTGCCTCGGCGATGTCCTCCATCAACACGCAGTAGAAGGAGCGATCCCGGGGCACAAATTGTGGGGCCATGGATGTAGCGCCACTACCCAAGGCTACGGATGACCGTTATTTGGCATCCGCCCAAGTCTTGCCAGAGGACACCTCAGCAACGATGGGCACATGGGTGCAGACCTCTGACCCCGCCGACTCCATCGACTCCTTTAGCACCGTTCCCCAGTGCTCAGCGCGATCCTCACGCACCTCGAGGACGATTTCATCGTGGACCATGGCGATCAATTTGGCCTCACCAGCCGGCGCCTGAACAACGTGGCGCCACAGCTTGTCAATCGCGATCTTGGCGATGTCACCTGCGGTGCCCTGCACCTGCGTGTTGATCCGCGTCGTGTACTTGTCGTTGAAGCCAACCAACATCCGCCGGCGCCCAATCGCGGTGTTCACCGCCTTCGTGGTCTTGGTGCCTTCGCTCTGCTGCCAGGCATAGAGCGTGGGGTACGCAGCTCTGAAGCCCTCGACGATCTGCCGCGCCTCGTCGAGTTCCATGTCGAGCCCGTACTGCGCGACTGCCTGCTTCTGCAACGTCGCCGGCCCCGCGCCATACAGCAACCCGAAATTGGCCACCTTCGCTGAGGTCCTGGCCTCCTTGGTGACGTCCTCGAGGGCGACACCGGTCATCAAAGCGGCGGTCTCGGTGTGCAGGTCACGCCCCGCCCTATACGCCTCTCGCATCTTCTCCTCCCCCGAGAGCTCAGCCGCCACTCGCAGCTCCACCTGGGAGAAGTCAGCCACAACGAGCACATAGCCGGCCTCGGCAACGAACTTGCTGCGAAAATCCTTGCCCCGATTGACCTGCTGAAGGTTGGGAGACGCTGCGCTGAGCCTCCCCGTCTCAGTCCCCATTTGCCTGTAATTGCAATGGATCCGGCCATCCGGCCCCACGGACTCCAGGAGCTTTTCAATGTTCGAAACCTTGGTGACCGCTGTCTTCCAGTTCAGGTATTGATCGATCAGCTCATAGTCCTTGCGCAGGAACGCCAACAGGTTCTGATCCAGGCTCGGGGCGCCCTTCTCATCCGGGGGTAGCAGGATGCCCGCCTGCTCAAAGCGCTCGGCCATCTGCTTCGGCGAGCGCGGGTTGAAGCCCTTGTAGACCTTGGTTCCCAGCCGCTTCGAACCGGAATCCTTCTCCCTGGTGTTGACGCTGCCATCAGGATCACGCGGCAGCCACGAGTGCGGATCATCCGGCAGGTTCGCCCGGATCTCCTTGTCGAGGTGCTCCAGAAACAGGGTTTTCAGAGCCTCAGCCTCCTGGGTCAGCGACAGCCGCAGGTCCTCTGCCCCAGGCTTGTCGAAGCCAAACCCGTGCCACTGCATCGTTGCGATGGGCCGGAGCACCCGCATCTCCAGCAGAAACAGATCCCAGAGCGTGAAGTTCGCCCGAATCCGCTGACTCCTGAGGCTCTCCGCCAACTCATCCGCCAGGAACGGCAAGCAGATCACGTCACGCGCCGCGTACTCGACCATCTCGCTGGTGATCTCGCCGGACCAATCCGCCTTCTGCAGCTCCTTGGCCAAGGGCAGCTTGAGCACCCGGTCCACCAATGAGCCGAGGTCGTTCTTGGCCCCGGTCCCGTTATTGATGATCTTCGCGGCAATCATGGTGTCAAACAGCACACCACCGAGGACGATGTTCTCTCCTCGCAAGAAATTCAGATCAAACGCAGCGTTCTGCAAGACCTTTCGGTTAGGCCCTTCCAATAAATCTCTGAGCTCACGTAACCCAGGTGAATCCCACGGCACACTCCTCTCGCCCTCGGCGCGCCAACCGTCGAGGTCAACAATCAGTGCAAAATCTTTAGTCCCAACCTGAATTAGCCGCACCTGATTCGTCAGCGGATCAAGGCCGGTCGTTTCCGTGTCAACGCCAAGAAACCCGTCTACAGCTGCGATCTCAGCGATACGACGTTGTAATAGGCCCACCTGATGGGGACCCTGAACAAAGTCGAAATCCAGACGTGTCAGGGCATCAACCCTTTCCTGTGTTTTTAGGGATGGCATTGTGGTGTAACGGCGTTTTGTGGATGGACCACCTCTCGCTGAAGTTCGCGGAGCAATCCGCGCTGCGCATGGTGGACAGCTGCACCGACCTCGAGCAGCTCAAGCCGCTGACTCGCAGCTTGGTCAAAGGACATTTCGAAGCCAAAGCCCTGATCTGCCTGCTGCTGGAGCAACAGATCGAAGCCCTCGGCCGAGATCGGTGTGAAGGGTGCCCATCCGTTTTCGGAACTGATCAGGCGCCAGCAAGCTGAGCCTTGAAACGCTGGAGCGTCTCGACCAGCCAGGAACGGCGATAGCTCTTCACTTGGCGAGGAGCACCATCAACAAACTGCTGGCGAGTCGGGGGCTCTTCACCAAAGTCCTCGCGGTAGGCGTTCGCCACCAGGATCCCGGCGGAGCGGTACTTGGTCCGGGGCAGCACCTCTTGGAACACCTCCATCCAGGCATCGCTCAGGGTCAGCTCGTCTTCCCCAGCCAGCGCGGGCACTGAACCCGAGCTCGCGGACAGCACGTTGCTGCGCACGATGTCCTTGAACAGCAGCTCGTCGCGCTGATCCATCCCGCCGAGCTTCTCGAACAGAGCCACGCTCCGCTCCACGAGGGCGACAACTTCAGCAGCACCGAGCCTGGGCGTCGATGTTTTCTGAGGTTGAGCAGCACCCTGGAAGCCCTCAATGAACCAGCCGTCCATCCAGACCGCGAACGGCGCCGAAATCCACCGGGCCAGATCCACGGCGACTTGGGGATGGACCCAGGTACCGCCGCCATGGCCCTGACGCGAAACGATCAGGTCAAACACCGGAATTTCCGTTGTTTGGGACAGGGCGTCCAAATACTGCTGGCACCGATCCGACTCCCGGTAGTCAGACCAGCGCTTCTCATTGGCCCGGCACATGGCCGTGGCGTTGACGAAGCCGTCGGTGGTCCGGCGGCTGATCGGGGTCCCGTTCCAGGAACGCGACACCAGCTTGTTGCTATCCATCGAGAAGAAAGACATGTAGGTTGTGCGGAGCCCTGCTCCGGATGTGGTTGTCGGAGCGGCGCGGCCACCAGCGGTGAACGGTGGTGACGCAGGGGGAGGAGGTTGCACTCCTCCCTTTGCCGTATCTGGTCAGCCTAGCCCCGATTCAGGAACTGCAAGCAGTCATCCACACCAGGGCTAGGGGCATGAGGCTCAGCCGGCCCTAAACCCAGCGTCGAGGTCGTCCCAGTCGACGACGGCCTCGGGCCTGGGCTCCTGTGCCCACACAGGCGGAGCCACCGGCTGACCACCGGATTCAGGGTGACTGATCACGGCCTCGGCCTCGGCACCGACGTCCTCCGAGCCAACTTCAGGGACGCCCTCGGGGCCCCTTATACCGAGTGTGGGCGTGTCATTTGCCCATTGCTCCTTGGAATCGCCCTCGGGGACTGGCGTTTGACCAATGGACAACCTGTCCTGTTCTGGATGTTGTCCATTGCTTTTCTGAACTGGTTGGCTCGGCTCAGAGCAATGGACACCGTACTCGGCAGAAACTGCTGTGTCCATTGCTTTTTCCTGTTCCTGCAATGGGTTTGAAGGACGAATCGACAAAAGTCCCCTCGTAGTAGGCAACGCACGCGCGCGTGAGGGAGGGAGTGTGTACGTCTGTACTGGTTTGTCGGCTCCATCCACAACCGTCTTCTTCCCGAGGACGAGGACGCCATCGTCAACCCATCGATCAAGCCAACGCTTCACGGTCCGACTCGCCGGAGCCCGGCGCCCCTGACCCCCCATCTCCTCGACCAGCGACTCCCACACCTCCTTCGCCGTCAGACGGTCCACGAGAGCGTCACCGTCCTCACCCCGCGCCTTGAGGACTTGGTCCTTCACGATCCGCAGCGCCATGGTGTGGGGCTCCGGATCACCCTGGCCCTGGTCCTCCCGCCGCTCGGTCGGGGTGTAGTCCCACACCGAGTACGCGAAGTCGTGGTCCCGCTCCACCACCAGCAAGTCGCCCTGGCGCCCGAGCCTGGACTTCTTGATCTGGATCATCCGGCAGCTGGACGGAACCCGCCCCCGCTCGCGCAGCGCCTCACGCTCATCCTCCGAGAGCGTCCGCAGGTGCCACTGCTCATCCACCGCAGCGATCAGGTAGCGCGTGCCCCTGGCATCGCCATTGGCGTTGTCGTGGTGAATCCAGATGATCGATGTCGCCGGGAACCCTGAGTCGTCCGGATCGCCGTTCTTCTCCGCGTAGTAATAGAAGGGGCTGGCGAACGCCTTGTCCTTCTCCTCGACCTGCATCTTGGTGCTGCAGGAGCCGATCGAGTCGACGACCACCAGCGCCGGCTTGTAGGCCCGGATCCACTCCGCAAACTCGTGCGTGTGGTTGATCTGGAAGCCGCGCTTCACGATGAACCACTTGTCGAGGGCGGGGTTGATGCCGTTGTCCTCGCAGTCCCGCAGCAGCTTGGCCGGGTTCTGATCGTTCTGAATCCAGAGCACCGGGCCCTGCTTCACCGGCAGCTCAATGCCGCGGATCCGCATCGTTTCGCCGCGCCCGACGACCTTGGCCAGGCCCATGCAGGCCGACGTTTTCCCGAGGCCGCCGGCCGCGTGCAGCATCACCTGGGTGGGCCGCATCAACAGGTTCGGCACCAGGAACTGCATCTGCTCCACGTCCTGCCACCACTCCTTCTTCTGGTTGTTGCGGCGGCTGTCCTCGTAGTACCGGTACTCATCCATGGCAGCCAGGCACTGCTGGCCCGTCAGCCTCCGGCCGGTCTCAGCCGCCAAGCCCGCCATCCGCCCGAGCCTGATCGCCGGGTTGAGCTCCTCATCGTGGATCTTGATCAGCGCCTCGTGAAACTGGCGCTCATCCATCACCAGCCGCGGGGCCTCCTTTGTGATTTGCGCCCGCGCATCCTCTGGGTAGTTGAAGCCGAGCTTGGTAGTGATCTCCGCGACGTACCGCTCCAGGTCCGGGCCCTGGGGCCGCTCGGCATACAGGTCATTGACCGTGACCTTGTGAACGAAGTCGAGAACGTCACCGCCAACCCCGCACGCCTTGCAATCCCAGCAGCCCGACTCTGCCGAGTACTGGAAGCTGGTCCCTGACTGCCCGCCATGCCATGGGCACCCGGACATCATCTGGGGCTTGTTGCCCCCGCGCTCCTTCCACCCGTACTTGTCGAACACCGGATGGTTGAACACCAGATCATCCAACCGAGGCCGCAGCAGCCGCTGCACCTCCTCCTTGAAGAACCAGCCACGGATCTGCCGTGACGGAATCGCCGTCTCCCCGAGCTCGGCATCCAATGCCTTCTGGTCGGCATCGCTCAGCCACTGCACCGGTTTGCGGTGGTCCCGCAGAACATCGAGCACCCAAGCCGGTGCCGGAGCGACCTTCGCCTCGTTGTAGTTCAGCCAGCGATACGGCTTACCTGTGTCGGGGTGGGGCGAGCCCGGCACCACGCTCTGGCACTGGTTGAAGCGCAGCACCACCTCCTCGTACTGGGGCGCTTCGCTCGCCTCGGCCTTCCCGGCCTGACGTTCGACATCGCTGTGTCCCAGGTGCCAACTGCCGTCAGCACGCAGGATCAGCGTCTTGACATGCCGAAGCTCAGGGACAATCGACTGAGGCACCCGGTACAGCAGCTGCCGCCGCCCCGGCTTCCCCGATGTCCACGACATCGTGCGCTCCTCACCGAGCGCGTCGTAGTCGTTGCCGGCGGCATCCTTGTACCGACCGTCCGCCTCCGGCCCATCAATATCCAGGGCAATCAGGCCCCCCGAGAACTCCCCGGTGACCACACCGAGGCCGGCGTAGGCCCTGTTCGTCTTATAGGCATCGATGCAAAGCTCCCGGGTCA